TAATCACTGGAATGCTGGTTACATTTAAAAACAAAATACTTTCATTGTCTTCTAAAGTTGCACCACAATTAATTGGGCAAAGAAATATAAATAAAATAAGCGATATTTTAGATGGTGAATTAAGAGAATGCTTGGTTGAACTATCACAGTATGATCCTAAATTATTTATTGGGGATGATGATGAGTTTGAAGAAAACATTGATACTATTTCAGAAGATACTTAAATTTGTTGCACCGCCTATAAAATTAAAAGTAAGCGAATGGGCAGATACTAATAGAAAACTATCTTCCGAAACATCTGCTGAACCAGGTAAATGGAAAACAGATAGAGCACCTTATCAGAAAAAAATAATGGATACCTTAAACGATACTGATATTGAAAAAATTGTTGTTGTTAGCTCTTCACAAGTCGGAAAATCTGAAATAATCAATAATATAATTGGGTATTACATAGATATAGATCCGTGTCCAATGCTATTAATACAGCCCACTGTAGATACTGCACAAGATTATTCAAAAAGACGTCTTGCTCCAATGATAAGAGATACGGAAGTGCTGGCTACAAAAGTATCAGATACTAAAAGTAGAGACTTAAACAACACTATACTAATGAAAGTTTTTTCTGGTGGGTTTTTAGCTATAGGTGGAGCGAATAGCCCTGCTGGTCTTGCAAGTAGACCTATAAGAGTATTGCTTGCCGATGAAATAGATCGCTATCCTGTATCTGCTGGAAGTGAAGGAGATCCTTTGGTACTAGCAGAAAAAAGGACAACAACTTTTTGGAATAAGAAAAAAATATTCGTATCTACACCAACAAATAAAAATGCATCAAGAATAGAAGTTGAATATGAGAGTGGAACGCGTGAAAAATGGTGTCTAGAATGTCCTGAATGTGGAGATTTTCAATTCGTAAACTTATATGGAATAAAATTTCAACATAGTAAAGACGAAAAAGGCAACTACAAAGTATGGGATGTAACATTTCAATGCCCTGCTTGCTTGGAACAATTTGACGAGTACACCTGGAAAGCTCAACTTGGGACGTGGATTTCAGATAACCCAGAGGCAAAAAAAGTAAGAAGTTTCCACTTAAATGCTTTTGTTTCTCCATGGGTGTCTTGGGTAGATATAGTTAAAGAATGGCTCGAGGTTAAAAAGGATCCAGCAAGGCATAAAGTTTTTAAAAATACAGTACTGGGTGAAACTTGGGAGGATAAAGGAGAAATTGAAAACGAGGACTTTTTAATTGAAAGATGCGAAAATTACAAAGATGAAGTTCCGGCCAGAGTCCTGATCTTAACAGCATCAGTCGATGTTCAAGACGATAGACTTGAATACGAAATTGTTGGATGGGGAAAAGGTGAAGAGACTTGGGGAATTGAAAAAGGTATCATAATGGGAGTCCCTGACAAAGCTAAAACTTGGAGCATGTTATTAGATAAATTGAACTATGAATTTACTCATGAACTTGGATTTAAGCTTAAAGTTGCATGTACTTGTGTAGATTCGGGCGGTCACTTTACAAAAGATGTTTATAAGTTTTGCAAAGAAAATGAACATAAACGAGTCTTTGCGATCAAAGGTATGGGTGGAGAAGGAATATCAATTGTACATAAAATTTACCGTAGCAAATTAGAAAATGCTACGGTTTTTATTTTGGGTGTAGATTCAGGCAAAACAACAATAATTGGTAGATTAAAAATAAAACAGTCAGGAGAAGGCTATTGTCATTTTCCTAACAATGAAAACAGAGGATATGATAGGCAATATTTTAAAGGCTTGATATCCGAAAGACTTGTTAAGCAGATTGTTAAAGGAAAAGTAAGATTAAATTGGGAAAAGATATCGAAATCAAACAGTAAAAGGAACGAACCTTTAGACCTTAGAGTCTATGCATTTGCTGCACTAAAAATTTTGAATCCAAATTTTCAAACTTTAGAGCAAAAATTTCAAAATCCTGAAGAATATATTGAAAAATCAAATCAAAAAACAGCTATTAAAAGGCGTGGAGTAGTTAAGAAGGGTATAGAATTTTAGAAAAGTTGGTGATTTTATGAGTATAAGCGAGAGATTAGAGAAAACAAAAGAGAGATTAAGTTCTTATTATGAGGCTGAAATTAGTGTGTTAACTAATCAATCCTACAAAATAGGGAGTAGAGAATTAACACGTGCAGATTTAGATGTAATTAAGACTACTATTGAGAAGTTGGAGAATGCAGTTGAAGAACTCGAATCAATGGCTACAGGAAAAGGTAAAAGAAAATCTTACAGAATAACACCGAGAGATTTATAAAAATAAGGGGGAACAAAAATTGATAGAAAAATTAAACTTAGAAGCAAATACTGAATTTACCAAAACTTTTGAAAATCCAATATCTAAAATTGCTATTAAAGTGATTAGCGGAGGCACTGTTTATGTTAAGGATACAACTGTTGAACTTGAAGATTCTAAAGCATTCAAAATTAATTTAGGCGAACGCACATTAATTCATTTTTGGGATATAAGCGAACTAAACTTTATTTCGGATATTGATACGGTTGTAGAAATTGAAGTTGAAAACGATTTAGAACTAACTCAATTTACAACTGTTGGAATAGATGAGAAAGTTATAGATTTAAAGACTACAACATCTAATGTTTTTATAAGAAATCTTAGTGAAACAGCTACTATATATTTAGCATTAAACAGAGAAGCAGATATAGAAGGGGTGGGAACGTACCCTTTGCTACCTAAAAACAGCATAGATGGATTGAGCGAAGAATGTAATTTTTTACATATGATTTCAACTGAAGCAGATACGAAAATTTATATCAAGATTAATACCTCGGACAAGAATATAAATCTGATTAGTGGCGAAGGCGATGCTGTAAAAAAACTTGATGAAATTAATACTTCTTTAAAGCAATATGTAGAAGGTGATATGGATACAGGCATTGCCACAGGAGGAACTGTAGACAGTTTAACAGATACTAGTGCTGTGTGGATTGTGGACGATTGGAAAGGCGCTAGAGTAGAGATACTAATTAATGGAAAGAGGCATTTTGCTAGTGTGTTGTCTAATACAGCGGACACATTGGCTTTTGCAAATACGCTTGCAGTTGCGGTTACTGCCGGGTGTGCGTATAAAATTAAGCTATTTACGGTGCAGACACAAGACGTAAGGTCGATAAATGGAGTGAATCAAACACCAGCAGATTGGACTGTATTATTTCAAGATATGAAAAATTATATTGAAGCTTTAAAAAAATTAGCAGAAGGATTGTCAGGATATGAAGAAGATGAAAAACCTACAGAGAATGTTTTAAAAAATACAGAATATTTTGAATTTGACACCCAAAAAACTTATATATTTAACGGAATTGATTGGACTGAGATTACATCAGGGGACACTGTAACTATGGAAATGGTAGATGGTGGCTATGCAACGGACGGAACTAAATCTGATGTAGCAGAGCAAGATGAAACCGCAACAGCAACAAAAATGTCCTTTATTAAAGGCATTGCAAAATCTTTCAGAGAAATAAAAGAATTTGTTGTAACCATAAAGGATTATTTATTATATCTGACTAAGCGAGACAGAGCGATGTCATGTGTAGTTACCCTAGTCAGACCAAATGATTCAATAGCATATACTGCTAATGATTTAATAGCTAACAGCACAGTAGCAGGAGAGGTTGTACCTTTAGAGTTTGACTTTACCAATGCGATCCCAGGCAGCGTGCTAGAAATTAAAAATGCAACAGTAGCATCCGATAACTCACCAGGAACGCCGGGTCAATATTATCTTCATTTATTTAATACGCCGCCGGTTTCAACAGTTGGTGATAATGCATTGTTTAATGTGATACCAGCAAGTACAAAAACGGAAGTTAGAAGACAATTAGTTAGTAATGGTTATAAAAACGTCGACTCACAATTCGTAGACTCAGGGTCTTCTGTTCTAGGGATAACGATGACACTTGCAGAGGGTAGTACGAAATTTTATGGATTGCTGCAATCAAATTCAACTCCATCGACACAAAAAGAAGAGGATGAGTTTACCATAAGGGTTGAAATGATACAAAGATAATAGGAGGTACTAAAATGTTTAAAAAAAGAGGATTGCCAGGTAAGACTGGGGAACCGGGCACCAATGGAGTAGGAATAGTTGCTGGTGGAACTACTGGTCAAGTGTTAAAAAAGAAAACAAATACTGACTATGATACAGAGTGGGCAAATGAGTCAGGCGGAGGCGGGGCAAGTGACCCAACACTTCCAATTGATACCGACCAAGTAATAGCGGTCGGTAACCCATTAGAAGTTATAAATGGGAAATACCAAAGAGCTCTAATTAGCCCAGTTTATGATATCACAGCAAGCGATAAAGGTGAAAATAATTTTATAGAACTTGATGAAAATAGATTATTTAGTCTATTTACCCCTGCGGAGCTACAAACAACGGCTCAGTATTTACGTATAATTAAAAAAGTTGTTGGTGGCTATGAAGTTGGCGAAGCTGTATTACCTACGGGTTATACAGCTAATAACTTTAGTAATATGGCTATACTAAAAGTGGTCGGAGCTACTGACAAAGTAATAATATTAGGACAAAACGCATCTAATGTATTATTGTCAATAGCTACAGTAGATGATAAAGTGATAACCCCTGCTGCCACACCTACAGTTATTCATGCTAGTACAGGAAGTGGTGGTTATCCTAAACTATTTTATATTAGAGATAACTATTACGTAGCCTGTCACAGAGCAGGTAATGCTTCCAGAGCTCAAATAGTGCATATCGACCCAATTACTGACGTTATAACACCGGGAGCGGTTATAACAACAACAGCGTATGCTACAAACAGTGGATGGGAAATAGAACAAGTAAATTCCAATAGATTACTTTTAGAATTTGGAACTACTACTCCAACTCCCAATGCTACAATTCTAAAGTATATTGATATTGATAATAGTACTCCTCCAGTTTTAACCGCTATAACTGACGCTGATGCTATGACAATTGCAACAGTCCCAGTATCAGGAAGCTCTCAATTGTCTACAATTGCAATATCCGCAGATGGAACTAGAGCCCTATCCTATATTAATATCAACACAAGTTCGTCTACAGGTAGGTTTTATATAGCTGATATCACAGGGGTAAAACCAACGTTACTCGCTATAAAAGATTTTGACTTCCAATATAACAGTATTGGTAGATTTGCTGTTCGTCCAGATGGCAAAATTATATTTAATTTACTTCCTAACATTGCAACAGGGAGTAAATTCTTATCCTTATTAATTAGCACTACTGGAGACCTTATAGACATAGTGTCTATGTCATATGTCCCCTATTTCAGAAATACAGGAGCTACACAATCTGGTTATAGAATGAGTGGTATATATAATGTTACAAATGACGCTTATACATTGTTTGTAGCTGATTGCATACAAACTCTTCACTACGTCAATAACCAAGTGAGGGAAAGTGGTGCGTTTTTTGCAGGATTGGCTGTAAGTGCTGGAGTTGCAGATGATTTGATAGGCTCGAGGAAAACTAATATTTTGACTGGGCTAAGTGGATTATTGCCAGGTTACGCTTATTATTATGACTATAATGTGGGTTTAACCACTATAGAAAATAGTATAAGTAGTATTTATATCGGCGTAGCTTTAAGCGAAACATCAATATTGTTAGACGTTAGAAGTAATTATTAATAAGATATTTAAGCACTCAGTAATTTGGGTGCTTTTTATATGCTGTTTTTTAATCTTTAAAACAATAAAGAAATGAGGTGATATCATTAATATAATTGACGATGTCGTAAAATATATATCTCCAACACGAGCCTTAAAACGTGAAATAGCACGTGCACGGCTAGGACTTATTAATAATTCGGGTTATTCAACTAGTGGTGCTAGCAAAACTAAAAAATCTTTAAGAGGGTGGAATTCATCTAGTAGAAGCCCTCAAGAAGACATCGATTATAACCTAGACACTTTAAGGCAAAGGTCTAGAGATTTATACATGTCATCACCGCTTGCTGTTTCTGCCATAAAGACAAATAGAACCAATGTTGTAGGTGCGGGACTTAAATTAAAATCTAGGATTGATTTTAAAAAAATAGGAATCGCTAGAGAACAAGCAGACGAATGGGAACAAAACACCGAAAAAGAATTTGCATTATGGGCTGATTCAGTTTGGTGTGATTCGATGAGACTTAATAACTTTTATGAATTGCAACAATTAGCTCTTATGAGTTGGCTTATGAACGGAGATTGTTTTGGTCTAGTAAATAACGTTGAGCCGACAGCTTGGATGCCATATGGGATTAGATTATTTTTAATAGAATCCGATAGAGTCTGCACTCCTAATTTATACAACGTCATAGCAAAAAACAAAGATGGTAAAAACATTTATAGTGGCGTAGAGATTGATAATGCAGGAGCAATAATTGCTTATCATGTTTGTAACAAACATCCAAATAGTAATATTAGTTTTAAAAAAGCTGAATGGGTGCGAGTTCAAGCTTTCAGCAAGGTTACAGGAAATCCAAACGTGCTGCACATTATGGAGTCTGAAAGATGTGAGCAATATAGAGGTGTGCCTTATTTGGCACCTGTAATTGAAACAATCAAGCAAATAACTAGATATACGGAAGCAGAACTAACAGCTGCAGTTATCCAAGCATTTTTTACAGCGTTTATTAAAGTTGATAGCGATAGAAGTCAAGTTCCTTTTGGTGATTCGATTTCAGATGAAGAAAAGATTGAAACTGATCCAAGTTCTTATGAGATGGGAGCAGGCACGATTAATGTACTTGGTGAAAACGAAGATGTAGTATTTGCAGATCCAAAACGTCCGTCAAGTGGATTTGAAGGATTTGTAAATTCAATGACCAAGCAAATAGGGGCAGCTTTAGAAATCCCGTTCGAACTACTGAATAAGTCATTCACGGCGAGTTATTCAGCATCTAGAGCAGCACTTTTAGAAGCCTGGAAAGCTTTTAAAATGCGTAGAACATGGTTTGCTAATGACTTTTGTCAACCAATTTATGAAATGTGGTTATCGGAAGCCATTGCTAGAGGCAGGGTTAAAGCTCCTGGATTTTTTAACGATCCATCAATAAAAAAAGCATGGTCCAGATCGGAGTGGATAGGTCCTGCACAAGGAATGCTGGATCCTGTAAAAGAGGTAAATGCTGCAATATTAAGAACATCACATGCATTTAGTACACATGAGAGAGAAACCACTGAGCTTACAGGCGGTAATTGGGATGACAATATCAATCAAGTAACTAGAGAAAATGAGCTGTTAAGTAAGATTTTAGGTGCTCAAAATAATAGTAATCAGACAATGAACAGTACAAACAATAATGATGATGACGATGATGAGGAGGGAGCAAAGAAACAATGAGTAAATTTTGGAATTTCATAAAAAATGAACAAAACGAAGATGAAGTAGAGTTAAGAATATCAGGAGAAATAATTAGCGATGACGACGCATGGATATATCAATGGTTTGGTATTGCACATGCATCTCCGAATGCCTTTAGAAAAGAACTTGATAAATACAAAGGTAAAAATATAAAGGTTTGGATTGACAGCTATGGCGGAGATGTATTTGCAGCTGCCGGCATTTACAATGCTTTAAAAAATCATGATGGAAAAGTAACAACAATAATTGATGGAAAAGCGATGTCTGCAGCTTCAGTTATCGCTATGGCTGGGGAAGAGATACAGATAAGTCCAGTAGGAATAATGATGATACATAATCCTTGGACTGGTGCAGTTGGGGAAGCGAAAGACATGAGACATGCTGCTGATGTGCTTGATGAAGTTAAAAGCACAATTATTAATGCATATCAGTCAAAAACAGGACTGTCTCGGAATAAAATTTCTGAATTAATGGATAAAGAAACTTTTATGTCCGCAAAAAAAGCAGTAAAAGAAAAATTTGCCGATAAAGTTTTATTTGATTCAAATTTAGAGGCTAATTCTATTCAAGATAACTTTACGTTTAGTAGATTGGCTATACAGAACTCCATGGCTGATTCAATGAATAAGTTTTTTGAAATTGCTAAAAAGAATGAATTAAACGAAAGTAAAACTAATGATGCAAAGCAGACTCAATTAGAGTCTGATGCAAATATAACAAACATTAAGAAAGGAGAGCAACCTATGTGTAAAACAATTGAAGAACTTAAGAATGCCTATCCAGATTTAGTTACTAAAATAGAAAATGTAGCAAAAGATGAAGGCAAAAAAGAGGAAAGACAAAGAATTCAGGCTATTGAAGAAATTTCAAACAGCATTGATCCTGAATTAATAAGAAAGGCGAAATACGAAGATGTAATAGATGCTAAAGAATTAGCATTTAAAGCACTTCAAAAAGATAGTGCAAAAGGAGATGAATACCTTAAAAACATAAAAGATGATTCTGAAAAATCAGGAATAAAGGATGTTGATGCATTGCCTACAGAACAAAAAACAAAAGAGCAACAAAAAGAAGTTGAAAACAATTTAATTGACAAAATAGTAAATGGAGCAAATAAAAGGAGGATTGGATAATGTCTGAAAATTTATATCAAGTAACTGGAAGTGTTGTTCCTGATAATCTAATTGCAGGAGTAACGGAAAACCTGAACATTAAAGGTATAACTATTTTAACAGGTCAAGGAGCTTTAAAAAGAGGTACAGTCCTTGGAGTAATTACAAAAGCATTAGGAGAAGTTGTAGCAGATGAAGGAAATACTGGAAATGGCACAATAACAGCTTTTGCACTAAAAGCAAAGTCTAAGGTTGGTAATTATAAGTTAATTTGTACCGCAGCTGCAGAAAACGCTGGAACGTTTAATGTTTATGATCCTGAAGGAAATAGGCTTGCAGATGCAACAGTAGCAGTCGCTTACGCAAACGACCAAATAGGTTTTACTATAAATGATGGCTCAGCCGATTTTATAGTAGGCGACAATTTTGTGATCCCGGTTGAAGAAGGATCTAAAAAAGCAAAGATAGTAAATTCAGCAAATGTAGATGGCTCGCAAGTAGCGGATTGTATATTGACAGATGATGTCGATGCCACATCTGCAGACGTCAATGTTCAAGCATATACTACAGGTATGTTTAATAGACAGGCTTTGGTATTTGGTGGATCTGATACAGCAGCAAAGCACGAAGATGTTCTTAGAACCAAAGGAATAATTTTAAAAGATAATATCGCAAATTAAAGGAGGAAAATAAAACAATGGCAAACACAGTAAATATTTATAGCACTAGAACTATGATGACAGCAATAGAAAAAATGATGCCAGTAAGATCTTTTTTTCTAAATACGTTTTTTTCAGAGATTGACACAAAACTTACCGAAGATGTTGATGTTGATTTTAAAAAAGGCAAAAGAGTAATGGCACCTTTTGTGGCTCCAAGAGTAGGTGGAGTTGTTATGGATAGACAGGGATATACTACTAGAAGCTATAAAGTACCTAAGATAGCACCTGAAAGAGTTATAAGTATTGATGATATAAACAAGCGTAGCATGGGTGAAAATGTTTATAGTATTAATACTCCTGAAGAAAGAGCAGCTATACTGCTTGGAAAAGATTTATCAGAACTTGATGAGTCAATTTCGAGAAGAGAGGAATGGATGTGCAGAGAACTTTTGATTAACGGCAAGATAACAATGAAAGGAATTATTGACGATAAAACAAATAAAACTATTGAACAAGAAGTTGATTATGGCTTTACAAATAAGGAAACTTTGTCAGGAGCAGCGAAATGGGACACTACTACTGCTGACATATACGGAGATATAAAAAGGTGGAGACTTGACATAATAAAATCGTCAGGCAAAGCACCAAACGTTTTAATACTTGCATCTAATGTTGTTGATTTAATTAGAAACAATGCTGCAATTCAAAAAGTTTTTGATGTTAAGAATTTTAACTTTGGTGCATTTGATCCTAAAATTAAAGGTGATGCCGTTACATTTGTGATGTATTTAGCGGAATTTGGATTAGAAGTTTATAGTTATGATGAGTGGTTTATCGATGATGCTGGAACGGAACAACCATTTATGCCTGATTCTACTGTTATAATGGCGAGAGTAGGAATGGGTAAAAGACTTTACGGAGCAATATCTCATGTTGAAGATACTGGTTTTGTTACTTATGAAGGTACCAGAATACCAAAAAGAATTATTGACAGCAAAAATGATACTACATTATTAAGATTAAGCTCTAGACCATTGCCGGTGCCTGAAGATGTAGATGATTGGTTTGTTGGAATTGTAAAATAATTAAACAGGAGGTGTCTAAAGTGATAAGAGTTGTAAAGTTTAAAGTTAGAACAATAAATAAAACATATGTGCAAGGCGATGTTATTACAGAACTTTCAGAAGAAGATGAAAAAAAGTTAGTTGATAGCGGATTTGCTGAGTATTTAGAAGTTATTAAAGAACTTACAGAACCTGAGGGAAATGAAGAAACTAAAACAGAAGAGGGATCTAAGGATAAAGTAGAGACTACAGAACCTGAAGAACCTACAGAACCTACAGAACCTGAGGGAAATGAAGAAACTTTAGATTCGATAAAAATTGATTTTGATCCAAATGAATATGTAAAAGAAACAAAGAAGAGCAGGAAGTGATGATGTATGCCCAAGTTTAGAGATTTTCTTAAAACAGATTTAAATACTTTTATAAATTCAGATGAATTTGCCACTAATCACAATGTAAATGGTAATGAAATTAACATTGTAATAGATACTGAATTTTTAAAAGAACGCTCAAGAAAAATGAGTGATCCGGATGGAACGTATAAAGAAGAGATTCTATTTCATGTAAAAAAAGATGATTTTGAAGGCGAACCTGCAATACGGAGCATTTTAAAATTAGATAATACTATATATCGAATTTCTGACGTGCAGGAAGACGAGTATATGTATACTATTACATTGGTGGGGAATGGATCATGATTGAAATTAATACAAAAATGTTAAAAGATCTAGAGCGGAGATTAGGAACATATAGTTCTAAAGCTCCGCTTGTTTTAGCTAGGGCATTAAATAGAGCAGCCCAAAATACTAAAAGCAATATATCGAAAAAAACACGTGAAACATATACGGCAAAAGCAAAAGATATAAAAGATACAATAAGAATATCTAACGCTAATAGTTATAGATTAGGGGCTGTTGTATATTCTCGTGGAAACCTAATAGCTCTAGATAAATTTAAAATTAGTCCTACACAAGCTAATCCAAAGAAGGTACCTAAAAAAATAAAAGTTAGCGTAAAAAAAGGAAATGTTTCAGAATTTATGCATGCATTTATTGCAAATATTCAAGGAAACAAACTATTTCAAAGAGTAGGGAAAGCTAGGCTACCTATTAAGAGATTAATGGGACCTGCTGTACCTCAAATGATTGACAATGCAATGATTAGAAAATTTGTTGAAAAAGAAGCAAAAACTACATTCGACAAAAGATTAGAACATGAAATAAAAAGAGTATTGGAGGGTAATAAATGATACCTTCATTTTTGCAAGATTTTTTAGTTGAAGAACTAAAAACATTATTTAAAGATTTTAAGCTTAAAAATGCATTAGGAGAACTATCATCATTAAACATATATCCTCAATTTTTACCAGTGAAAAAAGGAAAAAAAGATACCGAGCATTTTCCTTACATTGTTGTAATCTTACAAGATGGAGAAGATCCTAACGAAACAGATTCTAATACATGCAACATATTATTGATGGCCGGAATATATGATGATGATGAGAATTATCAAGGTTATAAAGATTTGCTAAATGTGCTTCAAAAAGTTTATGAGCATTTAATGAAACATAGATTATTTGAGGGTAAGTACCAAATTGAATATCCTATTAAATGGAGAATTCACGATGAGGATACATATCCTTATTTTTTTGGAGCAATTGAGACAAATTGGATAGTAGGAAAGATAGAAAGTATTGATACATTAATATAGTAGAAAGAGGTGTAAATAAATGAGTTATACGCATGGAATTTATGTTCAAGAAAACCCAACACAATTTAAAGCACCAGTAGAAGTTAATAGTGCAATACAATTCATTGTAGGTACAGCACCAATTAATTTATTGGCTAATCCTGCAGGTGCAGTAAATAAGCCTATACAAATTAATAACTTTGCTGAGGCTAAAAGTAAAATTGGATATTCTAATGATTTTGAGAAATTTAGTATATGCCAAGCATTAGATGCAAGTCTTAGAGTTTATAACGTAAAGCCTTTAGTAGTTTTAAATGTCTTAGATCCTGCTGTGCATAAAACGGCAGTTGTTAGTCAATTGGAAAGCGTATCGAACTCACAGGCAGTAATTGATGAAGAAGGAATAATGCTTGACGATGATTTTGTAGTTAAAAATTCTGAAGGAACAGTAACTTATGACTTAGATGATGACTACACGGTAGAGTTTAATGATGCTGGATATGTAGTTGTTAAAATAGTTTCAGGAGGGGCTATTGATCCAGTTCCTGCACAGCTTAGCTTTAGCTTTACAAAATTAGACCCAAGCGCAGTAACGGAAGATGAAATAATTGGTGCTTATACTGAAGCAACAGGAGTATACACTGGACTTGAAAACATAGAACAGGTGTATCCTAGACTAGGACTTAACCCTGGACTAATAGTAATACCAGGATGGAGTCATAAACCTAATGTTGGTGCTGCTATGACGGCTAAAACAGAATCGGTTAACGGTTCATTTAAGTGCATGGCGATAAAAGATGTCGATACATCGTCAGCTGATGGTGCGACTGTATATTCTGACGCTGCAACATGGAAAAACACTAATAATTATACAAATAAACACGACATAGTTTGTTGGCCTATGGTTAAGATAGGTACTAAAAAATATTACTTCAGTGCTGTACTTGCCGCACTAATAGCTGATGTAGATTATTTAAATGATGGAGTTCCTTATATTTCACCATCTAATAAGAACTTTAAAATCTCGGCAGTTATTTTAGATGATAATTCAGAGGTTTATTTGGACCAAACAAAAGCGAATACCTTAAATTCAAACGGTATAGTAACTGCATTAAATCTAAATGGTTGGAAATCATGGGGTAATAACACAGGTGCTTATCCATTAAATAGCTTAACGGTGGATTCTGTGCATGATCCCAAAGATAGATTTATATCCGTGAGAAGAATGTTTGATTGGTGGGGTAATACCTTTATACTTCGATATTTAGCAAAAGTTGATGATCCTATCAATACAAGGTTAATAGAATCTTTAGTTGATAGTGAGAATATAAGAGCAAATGGTTATATAGCAAAGCAACAAATAGCGGATGCTAAAATAGAGTTTATATTAGATGAAAATCCTACTTCAGATTTATTGAATGGAATCATAAGATTTAAGCAATATCTTACGCCTTTTACCCCTGCAGAAACAATTATAAATACCTTAGAATTTAATCCAGAAGCATTAATAACAGTTCTAGGAGGTGAAGCTTAATATGAATGTTAATTCAATACCTGAAAAAATTTCGAATTATAATGTTTACAATGATACTGATAAATTAGTAGGAGTATCTGCAGAGGTTACTATGCCTAAACTTGAGGCAATGAGTGAAACCATAAGCGGAGCAGGGATTGCTGGAGAATTTGACTCACCAACTCCAGGGCATTTCGGAAGTATTCAAGTTGAAATTCCGTTTAGAGTTTTAATGGACCAGTCTTTTAAATTGATGGTTCCAGGTGCCAAAAATATAGTATTAAGAGCATCTCAACAATCTTATGATGTTGCAGGTGGTCAAATCAATCATAGACCATTAAAGATTACGTTTAGGGGGTTGCCTAAAGGCGTTGATTTAGGAACTATGGGGGTAGGTAAGCAAACAGATACAAAAAACACTCTTGAAGTTTTGTACATCAAAATTGAAGAGAACGGTAAAACGTTATTGGAGTTAGATAAATTAAACTTTATTTATAAAATAAATGGAGTAGATGTGCTCGGAGATATAGCAAAACAAATATAAGGAGCAAATAAAAATGGATGATAAAACAATAGAGATGAATAAAGATGGAGAAATAATAGAAATAAATAAAGAAAAAGGCAAGGGTATAGTAGAGTTTAAAAAACCTTACTTTTTTGAAGGAAAGCAATATACCGAAATTGATTTAAATGGAATTGAAGATTTGACAGTTAAAGATTTAACAAACGCAGATAAACAATTTGCAACAAGTGGAAACATTGCAGCTATGAACGAGATGAACTTATTGTATGCTTGTATAGTTGCATCTAAAGTAACTGGAAAACCAATTGAGTTTTTCGAAAATTTACCCGGAAACGAAGGTTTAAAAATCAAAGGTGAAGTTATGCGTTTTTTTTACGCCTAGGCTTAAAACAAAATGATGGACAGCAGCTCAAAAAGCTTGCTGTCCATTTATCTTTAAATACGTTTACAAGCCTAGAGTTTTATTTAAAATTAAGTATTGTTGATCTTTTGGAGATTGCCGAAGAGGTAAATGAGGTGAATAAAAATGGCAAATAGAGTTCAATATGAAACACAGTTTTTGCTAGGAGCTAAAGTTCAAGCAAGTCTTGGGAAAGCTTTTGGTGGTGTGCAGAAAAATATGCAGGCTATGCAAAAACAGGCTAGTATTACCGAACGTGCATACAACGGAATAGGAAGTGCGTTAAAGGGATTGACTGGAGCAGCAGCAGCTTATGTTGGACTTAATGCTGCTAAAGATCTAGCTGCAAAAACCATTGATACAATAGATAATTATGCATCTATAAACGCAAGAATCAATATCATGAATACCGGACTAGAGACTACATCTCAGCTTCAAGACATGATATTCAAATCTGCTCAAAATAGCAGAGGTTCATATATTGATATGACATCATCTATTGCTAAAATGGGAATTCTTTCAAAGGAGTCTTTTAGAAACAATACAGAATTAATTGAATTTACTGAATTGCTTCAAAAATCATTTAAAATAGGAGGGGCTTCTGCACAAGAACAAACAGCAGCGATGTATCAGTTGACACAAGCTATGTCAGCCGGCAAACTCCAAGGTGATGAATTTAGAAGCATAATGGAAAACGCACCACTTTTGGCAGAGGCAATTGCAAAATATACCGGAAAAAGCAAAGGTTATTTAAAAGAGATGTCAAAAGAAGGCACTATAACTTCTGATGTAATTAAGGCATCTGTTTTTGCAATGGCAAATGACATAAATAATAAATTTAACACTATGCCGAGAAATTTCGGTGATATTATGATGAGTATAAAAAATAATACGATAAAAAGTTTCGGAAAATCTATGGATACAATTATTAAATACTTAAATAATCCTAAAATCATAAATGCTTTAAACAAACAAGAAGTCATAATTAATTCTTTACAAAAAAACTTATCAAATAATTTTATTAAGTTTAAAAATTTAGGATTAATTGCTTTTAATAATATTAATAAAGCTGTTATAAAAAATAAGCCTACGCTTGATGCTTTTAAATTAGTAGTAATCAATATCGGGCAAAGGCTATACGATGCATTCACAATCGCAAAGCCAGTAATATCTTGGATATTTACAAATGGTTTTCCACTATTAATTGATCTTGGCAGTAGGGTATTAGATGGAGTAACATTTATATACAATATGTTTAATAATTGGACAACAATTGAGCCAATTATAAAAAACATAGGCATTGCATACGCAGGGTGGAAAATAATCGAAATAACAGAAAGCGTAATAAAACTAACTGCTGCAATGAAAGTTTTGGTTGGGTGGAAAATGAAAGATATTTTTGTAACTGGTGCTTTGACTGCAATGTATGTATGGGAATCATTATCCTTAAAAGCTATTTTGTTCTGGAATTCTGCTGTTATATTAGCTACATCAGCTTGGACTATAGTATGCGGAATAGCAGCTGGTGCAACATGGGCATTTGGTATAGCAATGGCATTTCTTACGAGCCCTATTGGGTTGATTATACTTGCAATAGGAGCGGTTATAGTAGCAGGTGTTTTGTTATACAAAAACTGGGATAAAATTAAAAGTGTTGCAGCAGATGTATGGGTATCGATTAAAAATAGTTTTGCAGACTTTATGAATTTTTTTATTCCTGGAATTAATAGCCTAATAGAAATAATAAATAAAATACCGGGCGTAAATATTCCGATTATAAAAGATAAATTCACAAAAGAAATAAAACCAAGCCAACAAAAATTGCTGGATTATTATAATTCACACAAAGGTATAGGTGGAAGTGGATTCGAGATTCCACAACACAAAACAGGACTAAACTATGTTCCTAATGATGGATATGTTGCAGAATTACATAAAGGCGAAGCCGTGGTGCCTGCTAAGTACAATCCGTATAATAGTAGAGCAGAAAGTCTTTTAAATAGATATAAAGGCAATAGAAATAATCAAACGGTTTCAGTATCATATTCGCCGCAAATTATTATTCAGGGCAATGCAGATGCAAATGTTATTGGAGAAGCAAACAAACAATCATTCAAAGATTTTGAGAAATGGTATTATGCAGTTGTGGACAAAAAAAGAAGGCTAAATTTTGCATAAAAAAGAGGCATGTTAATAAAAATAGCATGCCTCTAAAAGATTACTTTAAGCGATTTAGGATATCTTCTTTAAAAAATAATTGCGTATGCTTATGTTTTTTAATAGGAATTAACTTGTTTCTTCTTATTAAATCATCTATGTTTTGTCTAGAACAATTTAATATTTCCATAACCTCGGAAGTTGTTAAGACTTCCGAAGCTATGAATGCTGCTAAATCATTTTTGCTATTAAATTTGTACACGGTTAAGACCTCCTTTGCTTATAAAAGTTTAATACTAAAGCTATAACAAGCAATACAAATTTAATAAAATCTAATGCTGATGGATTTTTGAAATCTCCATCTAATATTTGCACTATTACAAGTGCAAAAAGTAAAACAGTAATATATTTTGATTTCATAAAATTAAGTGACTGTGTTATAATATATTCAGGAGGGGATTTCTCCCCATCCTGCGGACTTCTTGTTATTTGTTCTTTAAACTCTTAATTAGAGTTGCGGTGGTCAAACCTAGAACAATTATTTCAAGTAAGTCCTTTATTATTTCAATCACTCTTTTCACCTCCTCTCTATGTTTATATTATATTATAGCACTTGTTAATTGTCAAGTATATTTTATAAAATATTTGTAAAAAATATTAAAAAATGGATGGTGCTAAACATGACTTATACAACGATTTCGGGCGATACTTTTGACAGTATTGCTTTTAATTTGTTAGGTAATAAAAAATACACAAAAGAGTTGATGGAAGTTAATAAACAACAGATATCAACTGTTATTTTTGCAGCAGGTACTGTTTTAAATTTACCTGAAATATCAAACCAAAACGAAGTAAATTCATCTAATTTACCGCCTTGGAGGTCTTAGTTATGATTATAAGACAATCTAGCATTGAGCTGATTTATCATGGTGTCAATATTACTGATAACATAAAAAATGATTTAAAGAGCATATCGTATACTGACAATGCATCAGGTGCAGCAGATGATATTTCAATTGAATTAAAAGATGATATAGGTAAATGGATAAATTATTGGAATCCTAAAAAAGGAGATATAATTAATCCTTTTATAAAAACTAAAAACTGGAGATCAGAAGGAGATGCTCAATTATTTGATTGCGGTATTTTTTTAGTTGACGAGGTTAGTTATTCAGGTAGACCGAGGACCTTGAGTATTGGAGCAGTTTCGACACCTAAAAATAATGATTTTACCAATACACCTAAAAGCAAAACTTGGGACAATGCAAGTGTAAAAAAAATAGCACAGAGTATAGCTTATAATGCAGGGCTAGCATTATATTTTGATTCTTCTATAAATCCAATAATAAAATTTATAGAACAAAGCGAAGAATCAGATATTGAATTTATTAATAAAATATGCAAAAACAACGGCTTAGCAATCAAAGTTTATAGCAATAAAATGATTATATTTAATGAATATGAATATGAGCAAAAAAAAGAGGTTGCAACAATAAAAGAGTCGGATATGCTATCTTGGCAAGCTAAAACCACTTATACCGATACAGGATATGATGCCTGTAAGGTGGAGTATACAGACCCTACAAGCGGTCAAGAACTTGTATACATGTATACAATACCAAACAGAGTGCCTATAAAGGTTTATAAGGTAAATGAAAATGTATCAAGTATTTCAGAAGCAAAGATATTGGCAAAAGCAACACTTAGAGAAAAGAATAAAAATGAAACAACTCTTAGTATAAGCTTGATGGGAAACCTAAACTTAGTTGCTACCCAAACCATTATTATATCTGACTTAGGGGTATTTAACGGAAAATATTATATAGATAAAATAAGCCACACCTTAGGAAGTGGATTTACAACTGATTTAGATATGCACAAGGTTTTAGAGGGGGGATACTGATTGAAAAATCTTATCAGGATAGGAAAAGTATCTTCGATTAATTATGAATTAGGAACCGTAAAAGTAATTTTTAGTGATCAAAGCAATATAGTAACTAATAATTTACCAATGCTTTCGTTTGAATATAATATGCCAAAAGTTAATGATCTTGTATTATGCTTGTTTTTAGGCAATGGGATTTCTAATGGTTTTTGTTTAGGCAAATATTACAATCAAAATAATATGCCTTTAGAACATGGAAGAGACATTTTTTACAAAGATTTTTTTGGAGAAGGATATCTTAAGTATGATAAACAAACAAGGACCTTAACAATATCTGCAGAAAATATTCAAATTGAGGGAAATATAACCGTTGACGGAAATCTAGATGTAACAGGTGATGTGCTTGCAACAGGTACGATAAATGGCTCAAATATATAAAGATACTTAGTTTTTAATAAACAGAACCTCTTAGGGTTCTTTTTTAATGGGGTGATTTATTTTGATTGGATATTTTGGAGATATAATTTTTGAAACATCAGATAAAAAAATACTTAATTTTACGGATATGAGTCGAGAAGCCTCGTCTAGATTTGCGACACATGAATTAATTGGACAAAAACCAAAAGATGAATTTATTGGGCCTGGACTAGATACTATTAGTTTTACAATTAATCTTAATGCTAGCTTTGGAGTTAACGTAAGACAAGAGCTTGACAAATGGATCGAATTAGTAAGAAATGGCATGGCTCATACGCTTGTTGTTGGAGGTAAAAAACTAGGTGTTGATAAATGGAAGATAAAATCAGTTAGTGAAAGCTTTGGCACTATTTTTCAGCAAGGACAAATATATTCAGGAAAAATTAATGTAAACTTAGAAGAATATATAAGTACTTTATAGGAGTGATTTTTGATGAACATTGATTTAAACTCTGTGGATTTAGTCTTGAATTTAAGTTCTAACTTATCCGAAACGGATGAAATTTTAAGAAATATAAATATTATATTTACTACTCCAAAAGGTTCTGTGCCTCTAGATAGGGACTTTGGGATTGATTTTAGCATACTAGATAACAATTTGGAAAAATCAAAGGCATTGCTAACAATTGAGTATATAGAAAAAACAAGCAGATACGAACCTAGAGCAAAAGTTCTGGAAGTACAATTTGAAAATGATGCAATTAAAGGAATTTTAAAGCCGAAGGTGGTGATAAATATTGTCTAATTTATTTAGTAACTTGCAAGATATTAATTTTGTAAACAAAGATGTCGATACTTTATTGAGAGATATGATTTCTGAATATGAAAATGCCTATTTTGAGTCTACGGGAGAAAAGAAAACACTTGCACCTGGTGATCCAATTAGGATATGGATATATTCACAAGCGTTAAGAATCTACACGGCTTATCAATTGATAGATTTTTCAGCAAAACAAAATTTGTTGAAATACTCAGAAGGCGGTTATCTCGACAACATAGCAGCAAGAATAGGCATAACAAGGCAAGATGCCACTAAAGCAATAACAACTATCAGATTTACCTTATCTGCTATTCAAAGTTCTGCAGTTTCGATTCCGGAAGGCACTAGAGTGAGTCCAGGTAATAATGTGTTTTTCGAATCAACTGAATATGCGGAAATTATAGCAGAACAAACTTTTGTAGATATTACTATGCAATGTACAGATGTGGGAATTGGTGGTAATGGGTATACTGTTGGACAAATTAATATATTAGTAGATCCTATTAATTATATTCAAAGTATATCTAATTTAGATATACCACAAGGAGGAACAGATATCGAAAGTGATGATTCTTTAAGAGAACGAATATTTTTGAAGCCTGAATCATTTTCTGTAGCAGGTCCAAGTGGTGCTTATGAATTTTTTACCAAGCAATACAATTCAAGTATTTTAGATGTAAAAGTATCATCTCCTGATCCTGGCGAAGTAGATATAAGGTTTATATTAACAGATGGAGAGATCCCTGAAGAAAGTTTAATTTTAGGACTTCAAAATTACTTAAGTGATTCAACAAGAAGACCGCTTACGGATAGCGTTACAGTACAAGCACCAACTCAAATACCTTACGATGTAGATATTACTTACTATATTAAAACAAGTGATTCAGACTATGCTTTAAGTATTCAAACTGCAGTTAATAGTGCGATAAATGAGTATAAGATTTGGCAAAAATCAAAAATAGGAAGGGATATTAATCCGTCCGAATTGATAAGTAAAGTAATTCTAGCCGGAGCTAAAAGAGTAGTTATAAATAGTCCTAGTTATACGCCTATAAACAATACGGAAGTAGCTGCAGACGACACCACTACTATAACTTATGGAGGACTTGAAGATGAGTAAAAGTATAGATGAAGTTACTTTACTGGAATTGCTTCCTGAAAATCTTAGGTCGGATTTAGATATAATTGCAGCAAGCCAAGCAATAGATCAAGAATTTAGCTTGCTTGTGCAATCTATTAATAATTGCTTTACTTTTGTAGATATTGATAACGCTAATAGTGAGGTAGTTAATTTATTGGCCGCTGAAATGCATGTCGATTTCTATGATGAAAGCTTACCTCTTGAAAGCAGGCGTGCAATTGTTAAGAATGCTTATATTTATCACTTTACAAAAGGGACTCCATTTGCAGTTAAGCAACTCATAATAGATATATTTGGACAGGGAGAATTAATTGAATGGTTTGACTACGAAGGAAATCCGTATCATTTTAGAGTTGCTATAGATTATGCAGCAGTAAGCGAATTCAATATACAAAAATTTATTAAATTAATTGATTCAGTCAAAAACATGAGATCTAAGTTAGAATCAATTGAGTATACCATTAGAACGTTTTTAGGAATTCAAGAAGAGATTTATAGCACAAACATAGTAAGAAACACAAAATTAGGTGTTTGGACTCTTGGTAATACGACATTCGCTACACCTGATGAGGAGGTAAAAAGAAAATGATTCAAGCTACTTATTTAAACGAGATAATGCAATATACTAAAACTCAAATTTCAAAAGCATTAGTAAATGACAGTATAGAAATAACATCTTTTAATTTAGAAATAGTAAGCGAAAATCAATATGAAGTAACTTTTAGTGTTATGGCAGTAGATACTACACAAATTAATAATATTAAATTGTGCAAATCAGATGATACCGTTATTATTGATGATGATGTAAATATACCTATGACGGGTAACGAGGCGGTAATAAGATATGTATTAACAATAAGCGAGGTGATATCAGCATGAGTTACGTACCAAAAACTGATTGGGTAGATTATGATTCGTTAGATCCATTAAATCCTAATGCTATACCAAAGGCAAATGATTTAAACAGAATCGAGCAGGGAATTGCTGATATCGATAGCGAAATTGGGGATTTAGAAAATTTAGAAACTACAGACAAAACAAATCTGGTAGGTGCTATAAATGAACTAAAGGAAGTTACCGATACTGGCAATACCAACATGATAATGATTAAAAGAAAATTACGAATGGGGGTAAGAATATAATGATAGGAGATACAGAACAAAAGAAACTATTGCAAGCCACGTTGACAACTACAAATACCGAAAGTCAAATTACCAATCCAGGCGCTACCTACAAAACTACTATTACAAGCATTACAGCTTGTTTACAAGATGGTGCTACAACAAAAAGGCACATATCGGGGTACTTGTATGGAAGTGCAGCAGGAAATCAATTTTTAAGTTTCGATTTAGACCCGAGCGATTCGGTTAATGAGGTACTTACCGGATTAGATTATGTGCTTTCAGTAAGCGAAATAATGTGTTTTAAGCAAGATGCAGGGGCTGATGTAAATATCACGATACAAGGAATTAGCGAGGTGATTGCATAATGCCAAGATATAGTTTTGGAAGCAAGGTATTAGATATTAGTAAATATACTCCAAAGCATTATATGAACAATGGTACAGTTTATGTAAATGGTACACACACATTATTAGAGGTAACTAATAAGGCAGGTTACTTTGGTGGCATTAGACTTTTAGCCTCTACTAGTCCTGGTGGCACTTTAACTGCTGCTCTTAAAATAACAATTGACGGAGTAGTGTATTATCATAAAGCAGGTCAGGTGTTAACAAATAGTTCATACGTAAGGAATTTAGAAATAATAGTAGCTTCACAAGACATGCTAAAAATTAGTGCATATGGTGGCAATTCTAACGAGGCAAGGTTTTCTGTTATACGCGGCGGATTAGACTCAATTGAATGTAAAAATACTACTTTATCTGTGATAAAAAATAAATTAGAGACTGATGGAAGCACAGACATAGAAACCCTTAACATGCCCTTAATGCTTGGATATTTTATGATTGATAGAATATTCTTTAATAGTTCTTTAAAAATAGAAATAATAACAACTGGATGTACCGAAGCAATAGAGTCATATGCACAATACGGAATAATCGAATAGGAGGTATTTATGTATACACAAAAAGGAGATTTGGTTTATAAGGAACACGATAATATTAAAGAAAATGTTGGGAACGTAAATAGTATTTATAAGGTAGAAGAGGAATTAAAAATAACATGCAAATGGCAAAGGTTTGATTTTAAAGAAGGCAAATATATAGATGACGATAAAAACAAAACTAAGATTAGAATTAATGATACGGAATATACGCCTTTGAATGGCAAAATAGAAATAGCCAAAGAAAAAGAACTTGAAATAAGATAATAAAATTATAAGCACCCGCAATGGGTGCTATTTTTATTTAAAGGGGGATTTATGACAATAGAAGGTGCATTATTAATATCAGGGGTTTCGTTGGCTTTTAGTATTTATATGGGCATCACTAATTATAAGAGAAATGTAAAAAGCGATGCAAAAAAAGAAACGTCCGAAGCAAAAACAGAAGCTTCAAAAATGACAGAGGTTATAGTAAAGCTAGAAACTATAAGTACTTACTTGGTTGAAATGAAAAGTGAACTAATGAGTGTAAAGAAGGATGTAAAAGAAGACAGAGAGTTAATTATAAGAGTAGACGAATCTGTCAAACAAGCACACAAGCGAATCGAAGCATGTGAAAAGTACTACAAGAGATACATAGAGGAGGAATGAGCGCAATGAGTGAGATGGTAAAAAGATTAGCAAAATTGATTGATTTAAAAACTATAGTCACTTTAATTATTGTATCAACACTTGCGATGATGACGTGGAAAGGCTTGATAACTGCTGAACAATTTATACCTATAGCTATGGTTGTCATAGGTAGTTTTTTTGGTTATCAAAACAATAAAAAAGGTGGCGATATATGATGTTAGATATAACTAAACAAATCTCAAACTATAATTTTTCAAGCAGAAACGGAATTGAAATTAAGTACATAGTCATTCACGATACAGGAAATTTAACTGATTCTGCAGCAGGAAATGCAAATTATTTTAGTCAAGGAAGGCAAGCTTCAGCACATTATTTTGTAGATGACAATTCAATTTATCAGCTTGTTGAAGATAATAATGCATCCTGGCATTGCGGAGATGGTGCAGGTAAATATGGAATAACAAATCACAATTCAATTGGTGTTGAAATGTGCAGGGTTAACGGAAATGTAACACCTGCAACGGAAGCAAATACAGTTGAACTTATAAAATATTTGATAAAAAAATATAATGTAATTTTAGATGATGTCAGAAGGCATTATGATGCATCACGCAAAAACTGTCCATCATCATTTAGTGCAAATAATTGGGCCCGATGGGATTCATTTAAACAAAAATTAACTGGAGGTGTTAATATGCAACAAGAAGTATCGGATTGGGCAAAGGAAGCACAAAAGTTTGTAATTGACAACAAAATATCTGATGGGGCTAGACCAAAGGATAACATGACAAGAGAAGAAACTTGGACAATGTTACACAGGTTTGCTAAGGCAATAAAATAAGACACATTAAACGCACGATTTGCGTTTAACTAAAATATAAGACGCGCGCGTGCGTTTAATCCAAATAAGAGGGGTAGACTCTACCCTTCTTTCTAACACATCTAAATTTATTAATCTTTCACAAATTCAATAACTTTCAAAAATATGATCTATATCGAAAATGTAAATTTGGTAAGGACATTAATGTCTCTACCTAATCACAACATTCTAATTATTCCAAGTCAATAGTTTTTGGAAATAAATTTAAAAAACTTACAAAAAAAGCGTTGACACTGTATTACACGCGTGATACTATAAATACATAAACAAATAAATCGCGGCTCGGCGAAAGAGCAGAAGGAGAATTATTATGGTATTTTTAAGATTAGGAAAAATTCCAGGAAATAAACAAAGTACAAATTTTTTTACGAACGAAAAAGAAATCGGTGTATCGGTGTTTGAATTTAAAAATAACCTACCTATTTTATCTAATTTAAATCAATTAAATAGTTTTGCGTTAAGGAGAGAAGAGCCTGCATTTATATGCTCAGGCGATGTTATCGGCATAGGAAATGATGAAGAGCCTTTAATAAAAAATATAAAAATAATAAAATCAATAAACTATAGCAAAGAAGATTTTTTGAAGATCATATTAGACAAATTAAATCAGGCTTTTTTAAGCAAATCAGGTGATTTAGATTTAATTGATAGGGATTTGTCGAGAGTTTTTCACAGTGTAAAAAGGACAAAAACTTGCACTATTTGCAAGATTGAAATTGATGAGTTCGATAATTGTGATTGCAAATCTAAAAAAAATACGTATAAATATACCAAAGGCAAAGAGATTCACGAATATATATATGCGGGCATAAAATTTACAAATCCCGTAAATGGATTCGATACATTAATGGGTTGGAAAAATAAAGTGGCAAAAATATAACACAACCCATCGAAACGGGTAGAAAGAGGTTTAATATGATTAAAATTAACGGAGTATGGTATTTGAACTCATTACCACTGCACGCGGTAGTGGAATTGGAAAATGGAAGTTTAACTAAATTTTTAATAACTCCATTTAGAGAGTTGGGTAACAAGGATTTTACAGATTACAAAGGATATCACCCGCGTAAATGCAAGGGACAACAATTGCCTAATTATTTGTATAAATTTTATGGTTTAGAAAAAAATAACGAATCATTGACAGAAGTAATTCATGTAAGGCTTACGCCGACCGAAAAATCCAAAATTGAAACTTATGGACAAAATTTGGATCCTAAATTAAGTTCTTCTGAAATTGTAAGAAAATTTATTAGCGATTTATAACGGAGAAATTTTATGGAAAACTTGAAAAGAAAAAGTAGTGGCAAAGAACATTTTTTAATCCGAATCCTAAAAATCCTGCGAATCCTGCGAAAAAATAAATGCATAATGGGCATAGCTGAACTTGCAGAAATGACTGAAATGTCAGAAAGAAATGTAAGGCGTGCAAGAGAATTATTGAAAAAATCAGGATATAATATAGTTAGCAGACCAGGACGCGGTGGAGGATATAGATTAGTAGAGGAAAAACTCGACGAAAAGGATTGGGCAATAATTGAGCAGGCTTTGACTCATAGTCCAAAATTTATTGATAAAATAAGACATATATCCGAAGAGAGGGTATAAACCCTCTTTTCTACAAATCAGTCCAATTCTTTGAACTCACCTTGCCATTGCTGATAAAAACATCAATTGCCTTCATGGTGAAGCCTTTTTGATAATGAAACATTTCGCTTTTACCCAAACCTGCAAGTTCGCTTTCACTCACCATATCAGGCTCTCCTAATATATCTATAACTTCTTGCTTAGTCATTCCCGCTTTTATTTTTTCATAATTTTCTTTCGTGATTTCTTTATCAACCTTTTCGCTTATAATATCGACTTTTTCGTTTACAGTCTCTGCCGCATTAGATGATACTGAAGCAACAGTAGAAGATACAGGAGCAGTTTTATTCGATGAAACCCCTAGGATAACCCCAAAAATGATTAACGCCGCAATAACAACAAAAGCAGCAGGTAATTTGTTTTTATTAGGTTTATTGTTCGAAGTAATACTTTCTTTAATTTCTGATATTTCAGAACCGTCTAAGGATTTTACTTTATTTATAATTTCAGCTTCCAATATTTCTGTTTTTTCTTCTAATCTTTTGCCAATCTTAAACACATCTAAAAGAGCCCAAAACCCTAAACCTCCAAGTGTAAACGTCATAGCCATAGCTTTCTTAGTATCACCAAGATAGTATCTATGTCCTCCAATGCCTCCTGTAAACCACCATGCTAAATACATAACAGTTTTGCTCTTTTTCTTTTTATCTAACTCACTTTGTACTATTGCTAATTGTTCCGTGGACAAATCCTTTTTCAATAACATGTTATTCATAAAAATCCCCCTTATGTAAATTATTTACTAATTCTTATCATAAAAATTACAACAAAACAATACTTTTTACATAAACAGTCAATTTATCTTATTATTCGACAAATTATAAGAAAATTTGCATTTCATGCGTCAAAAGATGCATTTCGCGTATTTTAATTGCTATTTATTTCTTAGCCATATAGAATATATAAATTATGTAAACTGCGCGCGGCAAAAAAACATAAAGAAAGAAGGCAAAATAATTATTTTTTCTTTTTAATATTTAGTTTTGATCTTGATTTTTTCTTTTTGATATAAGCGATATATTGTATTAATATTTTGGTGATAAATTTATTTACCATTAGCATTTGATTTGAAGCTAACTCATCAAGTTCATCAAGCAAATCTTTTGGTAAAGTAATTGTAATTCGAGTATTGGTTTCTCTGATAGCCATTTTTTCACCACTTTTTATATTATGTATTAGATTAGCATATATCAAAAAGTGTGCACTAAAGTGTGCACTTTCTTTGACTAAAATAAAAAAATATGCATAAGAGGAGCGGGCACAAATGATTAGAAGTAGTAAAGCATTTAAAGAATTTGTAGTAAAGAGATGCGAGGAAATATTAAAGGAAAATAATGAATATAATAAATTGCTAAAACAAAGCAATGAAATAATAAAAGATTTAATGTCTGAGTTGTCCGAAGAAAACAAAGAGACATTTTTAAAATACGAATTAATAAATGCAAAAATGCAATCATTAATTGAGACGTCAATATATGTAATTGCGTTGAGTGATGCAAAACAAATATTTTAAAAGTTGCAACCCATTTTGCAATCCTCATAAATTGTTGATTGACAAAAGTTATTCGTTTGGCAACAAATTATATTTGTAAAATAAACTTATAGCTTATAGATGTCGAAAAACAAAAGCATTACAAAAATACCACCAGTAAAGAGTTGACAGATTAGCAACTAAAATCTGAATCGTTGGACTTAAAATCCTGCGAGACTTACCTCTCGTACCGGTTCGATTCCGGTCTCCGGCACCAGTAAAATGGAGGGTTTAGACAAAAACTAAACTCTCCATTTTTTTATTAAAATCTAAGTTTGCAACCCATTTGCAACCTTGAATATTTTTCCATCTAGTTTATGACACAAATAAATACTAATATTGTAGATAAAAACATTAAGCAAATAAAAGGATTTTTATTTACAAGATTAAAACATCAACTTAGTTTTAGTACTTTATTAAGCTTATCAGCAGCTTCTTGCTGCATTTTACTCGTAACATGTTGATATATTTTTTGAGTAATTTGCGGAGTCGAGTGCCCAAGGAAATCGGCTACTATTTTTGAATCTACGCCATGCCCTAACAACATGGTTGCAGTGAAATGCCTTAAGTCATGTAATCTGATATGAGGTAATCCGTGTTTTTTTAAAAGATTTTTAAATCTATGTGAATAATTTCCTCCATTTTCAGGAGTGCCATCTTGTTTTGGAAAAACATATGCATCTCCAATGCCTTGATACTTTTTTAAAATATTCTTAATATCTGATGGAAAAATAAAGCTTCTAAAACTAGTTTTATTTTTAGGCTTTTTGATTATTATTCCTTTAGATGTAGGCACTGCCGCTTGTCGTACATGAATAATATTATTGTCTAAATCTACGTCGGACCACCTTAAACCCATGATTTCGGAACGTCTTAAACCGCACATTCCTCCTAATACAATAACCAATTCATCCTTTGTGCCTTTTATGCATTTTAACAACTTATTATATTCTTCTTCAGTGTAAATATTTGATTCGTATTCTTTTTGCTCTGGCAATATTACAAATGAACATGGATTTCTAGTTAATAATTCATTGCTTATTGCATCATTAAATGCTTTCCTCAAAATTGCATGTTGTTGTCTAATATTAATCCCTTTTTCCGTTTGCTTATTATAAAATTCTTGTACGTGAATAGGCTTAATTTTTGATAGTATCATTTTGCCAAGCGACGGAATTATATGCTTCTTAATATGAGATGTGTATCCATCTATAGTCATAGGAGCCTTTGTAATACAATAAACTTCTAGCCATGTTTTTAAATAAGACTCTAGTGTTAATTTATTTGACTTTATAAAATCACCCGAATCCACTTTTGCTTTACATGCGTTCATTTGTCGCACTACTACCTTTCTCTTGACATCTCTAAACCATTCTCGCTTTCTTTCGCCAGTAATTGGGTCTTTTTTTAATTCTACATAGCCTATCCACGGACCTCCTTGCGTTCTTTGAAACGGATTCTTTGACGCCATTTTTACACACCTCTATTCTTGGTACTTATTATTACTCTTATTATTCGTTCTAAGTCATCGGCAGATAGTCCTGACTCATATGCAAGTTGTGCGACTTCTATAAATCTATTAGCTTCCTCTTTAAATTCGGGAACTTGTTGCATATGAACTAAAGATAAATATCTATTATCTGTATTTCCAACGAGCCAATCAATCGATACTTTGAAATAAAGAGCTAATTTTACGACAAAATCTATATCAGGAGCACGTAATTCATTTTCATACCTTGATAACGTAGATTTATAAGTATCAAGTCTTTCAGCGAGCTCCTCTAGAGTTAGTCCCACTTCCTCTCTTAATTGTTTAATTCTTTCTGAAAACATTTAATATCACCCCCTTTTTGTAATTATTATACAATACTATTTCCCAAATGACAATAAAATATTCCCGAAATACAAAAATAATTTATAATTTAGCTTGACAAGTAAAATAAAAATAAAATATAATGGGAATATAGAGTTACCAAACGGGAATTTTAAAGGGGTGAATATATTTGAAGAAAAAAACTAAACGAGGCAAGCCTAAGCAAAACGTACCAATGTATCCAAACCTAGAAGCTGAAATAATAAGACAAGGAAGGACGCATGCTGATATATCTCTAAAAATAGGAATTAATCCTTCTACTTTTAGTGAAAAAATCAATGGTAAAACTAAGCCTCTCGATATTGAACAGTGCAAGATAATGAGCGTAGAACTTAATGAGAGCTTAGACTATCTTTTTATGTGTAATAGTTCCCAAAAGGGAACATAAAGTTTCAATAAACAAATAATTACCGAACATTGACAAGTGAATGAAGTGAGTAGTAGAGGGGGTGAGTTGAGTGGATAAAGAATTAGAAGAAAAATCAAATGAGGATATAAAAAATAAGCTTGAGAAATTTATACTAAAAGCTTTGGATAAAGAAAGCATTTCCGACAAAGAATTAGAAGTTTTACCGGAAATGCTCAAAATTTGGATACAACTAAATACTAGTCCTATTTAGTTTCAAAGCTATCCAGTGCTTTTTTAAACGCTTTTAGAACTTCAACTGCATCATTGGAGTTTATTGCAACAGTAGTATTTTTATTATTCCAAGACGTAATGAATGCAATTGTTAGTTCTGAAGCTAACTCGGTATTATTTTTCATCAGTAACACCTCCCTTCTTGGGAGATTATACCACAAACTAATAATTATTAAGGGGTGAATTAAATTGAGACAAATACTAAGAAATATGATGAAGAAAAAAATGGGAACGAACAAAATTGCAAACGCCTGGCGTGAGTATCAAATCGAGAAGTTTGGAGAAAAGTTTCATTTATTTAAATTATTATTGCCTTGCAAGTACCCAAGAAGGGCAACGAAACAATTTGCAATAATTAATGCAAAAAGAAATTTTAAAAAGCTATTTTTATAATTTTAATAAATTCATAATGCGACCCAAGGGGGACTTCAAAATGATAGGAAAATGTATATGCGGAAAAAGAACTCAAGTTTTTAAGTATTTCGGAAATGATGTTTGCGTTGACTGCATGAACAAAATAATGGTTACTACCGAGAAATTGGCTCCAATACTATCGATTAAATCTATATTGATAATTAACCAGGACAAAGACAAAAGACATGCAATAACTAAAACATGGGGCGAGGAATACTTTCACAATGGTAAACTTTTCGGCTACAACATTTACGGCAGAAAGTGCACTACAGGAAAGAAGGTTTTACTTGGCACATACGACGAAGAGCACGACATGAAGCAGGTGTTGGCTGAGATATACAAATTTATGGACATCGGAATTGAAGCGTACTATATGCCAGAAAGCATTACAGATGAGGAGACTGAGGAACTAATGACAGGAGGTGGATATTGATGGTTAGTGCATTGATTATTTTAGGGATTACTTCGGCACTTTTTGTAGGTGCATACTTAGGCAGGGAAGAAGGATATCAAGAAGGGATTAAAGATGGTCGAAAATTAATTGTTATCGAAAAGAAAGAAGGTGGAGTGATTGAACTTAGAAATTATGCATGAGGCAAGATTGAGGGAATTAAAGAAGCTTAATGAGGTTGAATTCTTAGAACGAAAAATTGAAAGAAGGCGTTTGTTTGCCGAGATTATGGAAGATGAATACAATGCCACCGGGAATGAAAAAGCATTAAAAACAGCCCAATTTATTAACTGGACTGTTATCCCTAGATTACAAAAACGTATCTGCGAAATACGAAATCAAAACGAAAGGGGACTTTACAATGATTATATCAAAAATCAAAGAGATTTGGCAAGATTTTAAACAAGTTTTAGTAATTAGGTTTAGCAGACATAAGTTTTTTACCATTCATTATAGGTATGGTGGAGATATCGAGAGTCAAATAAGTTGCGCTAAACGTAATACTATTAAAACTCTTAAAGACCTAAAAAAAGACTACTACATAGACAAAATAAGAGGGGTGTGCTAAATGGTATTTGATTTAAAAGGCAATCTAGTACGAGAATCACCTACACCTGCAGTTTATGAATTTGATAGCAAATTTGATAAGGCAATAGAAAATATTAGCGTTGATTTGCTTGCAGATAATGATGAACTAAATGAGGTTATTGATGTTGGATATGAATACGAAACACAACTAGAAGAGGTACATAGTTACTTTAGAAGCCGTCTTGGGTCTTGCAGAATGAGAGAAGATGAAGTGGTAAAGGAAATTGATTTTATCGAAAACATAGGAAAACTACTTGGTTACAACAATGAACAAACAAGATCTACTTGAACACTTATTCAGGAAACGCGAATCATTATCGTTTTTTAACTCATTGAAAACTGCAGTACCTCAGTTCGGTGCTGCAGTTCAGAGAATAAATTATGAAATATTGTTAGCAGAAATACAACTTAATAAATTAGGGGGCAAAACTTTGGATATTAGATTAAAAGATATGTTTTTAAGCAATTTTAAAGGAATTGTAAACAATAAAATCCCGTTTAATTGCAAAAACGTCAATGTTTATGGAGATAATGAAGCTGGCAAAACATCAATTTATGATGCGTTTATTTGGCTCTTGTTTGACAAGGATAGTCTTGGGGCTAAGGACTTTGATATCAAGCCTAAGGATGAATTAGGAAATGTTATAAGCGGACTGGATGTAACAGTTGAAGCAACTCTTGTTATAGATGGAAAAGAATTGAAACTCAAAAAGATCTATGCAGAAAACTGGACTAAACAAAGAGGCAGTGCTGAAGCAGTTTTCTCGGGACATACTACAAATTATTTTATCAATGACGTGCCGAGCAAAAAAACCGAGTACGATAACGTAATTAGTAATTTATGTGACGAAAAACTATTTAGGACACTAACAAACGCATTGTTTTTTAACGCGACTTTACCCTGGAGGGAAAGAAGATCTATATTAATTGATGCATTTGGAGATGTGAATGATGCAGATGTTATTGCGAAAAATCCTGAATTATCAAGAATTGAGGATATCTTAAAGGAACATAGTGTAGATGATTATAGGAAAATCATAACAGGCAAAAAGTCAAAGATTAATGACAGATTGAAAGAACTACCTAATCGAATTGACGAGGTTAATTTATCAATTAAAATGCTTGCTGATAGGCAAGATTTTAATGCTATCGAAAATCAAATCAAGGAAATAAATGCACAAATTAATGAACATCTAAAAGCAATCAAAGGAATCGAGTCAGGAAAAGAAGTATCTGAGAAAGAAATCAGGCTTGCTGTTATTAAAAAAGAATTAATTGAACTAGAAACGCAAGAGAAATTAAAGATACAAGAGGAAGTTAGCGGCTTTCAGTCTCAAATAATCGATGCTGAAATAACTAAAAATAAAATAACTTCTGATGCAAATAGCATGAGATTTACGATGCAAATTATTCAACAAGATATAACTGGACTCAAATCGACTGTTTTAAATTTAAGAGGGGATTGGAACAAAGAGAACAGTGCAATATTTTCGTGCGATTCAAAATGTCCTACCTGCGATCAATCAATTCCGGAAGATGCAATCGAGGAAGCTAAAAACAAATTTAATTCAAACAAGTCGGCTAAATTAGAGTCAATAACTACTCAAGGATTACAGTATAACAACTTAATACAGTCAAAAGAAAATGAACTAGAAAAATTACTTGAAAACATTAAAAAGAAAGATATTGAATTAGTTGAAATTAATAACAGAATTAAGGATTTAAATAATCTTATAATTGAAGCTGAATCTATTATCAAAAATCAATTTAAAGAAAAAGTTGAGATAAAGAAAACAGAACAAATAGCATTACAAAAAGAGCTTGAAACTGTCTTGGATAGTTACGTCTTGGTTATTAATAATCACGAAAAAACAATCGGCGAACTGTATAAGCGAGTTTATGATCTGCAATCTAAATATGCTCAAAAAGAGCAAAAAGACAAAGCTTTAAATCGAATTAACGAACTTAAATCCGAGCAAAAACAACTTGCTAAAGAATACGAAATTATAGAGTCTGAAATGTATCTAATTGAATCCTACATCAGAACCAAAATGCAAATGCTTGACGAAAAGATCAACTCGAGATTAACGATATCAAAATACAAACTTTTTGATACTCAAATCAATCAAGGAATCCTTGATTGTTGCGAAGTTGCATACAAGGGTGTGTCTTATGGATCCATGAATCATGCGTCACGAAGCAAAGTGGGTATTGACATTATTAATGCATTGTCGCAGCACTACAATCTAACCGCACCTTTGTTTGTCGATAACGTGGAATCGATAACTAAACTACCGCTTATTAATACGCAAAGCATTAATTTGATTGTACACAGAAAAGCCAAGACTTTACGAATTGAAACGGAGGAAGAAATGAATAATAAAATTTATGGTTATTGCAAAAATTGCAAGAATTATGTTTATCGTATTCCTAACAAAGACTATGGTGAAGGTTTGATAGATGCAGACAATAATCCAATATGGTGGGAAGATGATGGAATTTTTATGGATGACGATATAAAGAAGAAAGCAAAACAAAATATAGTGAATTGCTGTTGACAAAATTTAAAAACAAAACGGAGGAATAAGAAAAATGAACATTACAGATATAAGAATTACAAAATTTAAAAATCCACAGACAAGAGCCTTGGCGGTGGTAAGCATTGTTGTTGATGATGCTGTAGCAATACACGATATAAAGATCATAGATGGAGCGAACGGACTATTTGTAGCCATGCCAAGCAAGCCAAACAATAATCCTAATTGCAAAAACAAATTTATGGATGTAGTGCATCCAATCAATCCCGAAGTTCGAGAATTTATAACGAATATAATTTTGAAGAAATTTTGCGCCGAATATTTCGAAGGAAAGGATGAATCAACATGTTAGATACTCAAATTCAAAAAGTAAACGAAATTAAAGTACCTGCTACAGCATCTGAAAGATTTACTACTAAAGTTATGGCTGAGTATGGTTCAGGAGTTGGAGAAATAGCCCTTACTGATTTTCAAAAAAGGCTAGTACAAAACTATTTTATCGCCATTGATGTTGCATTAAAAGCTGCAGAAATAAAGAGGTTAAAAACCTTAAAATACTCAAAAGACGATGCTGATAAAAATCCATTACCAATAACTTGGGAAAATGTAGCTATGGACACATTAGCAAGAAACGTTGTAGCAGTTGCGAGGGTTGGTTTGGATCCAGCTCAAAGTAATCATGTAAATATGATACCTTTTAAGAACAACAACATATCGAAATACGACATTGTATTCATTGATGGGTATAGAGGTATAGAATTAAAGGCGTGCAAGTATGGCTTAGATATCCCTGATAGTATCATAGTTGAGTTGGTTTATTCAACCGACAAATTCAAGCCACTAAAAAAGGATCGCAATAATAAATATGAGTCTTACGAGCTTGACATAGTCAATCCTTTTGATAGAGGCGATGTTATTGGTGGATTTTATTATCATGTTTATTCTGTTAATCCTGAAAAAAATAAATTAGTCATTATGAGTATGAAAGACATCGAAAAACGCAAGCCAAAATATGCATCAGCAGAGTTTTGGGGAGGCGAAAAAGACGTGTACGAAAATGGCAAAAAAACAGGTAAAAAAGAGAAGGTTGAGGGTTGGTTTGAACAAATGTGCCACAAAACAATTTATCGTGCCGCGTATAAAGACATAACCATTGATAGTCAAAAGATTGATGATGACTATTTGAAGCTTAAACAAATCGAAAATACATATATTGAGGAATCTATCGAAAGTGAAATACAGGAAAATGCGAACAAAGAGGTTATTGAGATTGTTACAGATGATAAAAAAGAGTACCAGGATGTAGAGATAGAGCCTCAAGCGAAAGGACCGGGATTCTAAAAATTATAAGGGTGTGGTTTAGTGAAAATCAAAGTTATAGCAAGTGGAAGCTCGGGCAATTGCTATGTAATTGATGACGGAAAAACAAAATTGATGATAGAAGCAGGGCTGCCAATCAATAAAATAAAAAAGGCACTTAATTATAAATTGCATGAGATTGATGCAGTGTTGATATCACACGAGCACAATGATCACGCGATGGCAGTTAAGGATTTAACAGCGTTGGGCATAGATGTGTATATGTCTTTTGTAACAGGACTTTATTTAGGACTGCATCCTAATGAATTTTATGAAGCTCAAGAGAAATTTACAAATTATATTGGAAGCTTTAATGTTACACCGTTCAAAACTATACATGATTGCAAGGATCCTTTAGGTTTTATAGTTTACAGCAAAGTGACGAAAGAAACCTTGCTTTTTGCAACGGATACCGCGTACATACCATATATGTTCAGTGATCTTAACTACATCATGATTGAGTGCAATTATGACCTTGATATTTTGAACGAAAACGTTGAAAAAGGATTGATTTCACAAGAAAGAAAAAACAGGCTCTTGCAATCTCATTTTAGTTTAGGTCACTGCAAAGAGTTTTTGTTAGCAAATGATTTATCAAATGTTTATGCTATTTATTTACTGCATCTATCGAACGAAAACAGTGATGCAGAGAAGTTTAAGAGAGAAATTTCGGAGTTAACTGGCAAGATGGTTTATATAGCTTAGAAAAGGAGGTGAGGTTTTGGACAATGATTTTGTAGATTTTACAGGAGATGAAAATGAAATTGAATTTTTAGAAAAATGTTTGAAGCAGTGGGAAATTACAGCCAATAATGAAAAATTAAGCGAACCGATTAAATTATGCCAAGTAGGCTCTGTTTTTAGCGAAATGAGACACAGATTAGAAGAATTGAAGGAGGAATAATTAAATGGAAAACATGAACATAGCTAACATTGCCGATGGGGCACTAGTAGAAAGAGCTGATGAAGAGATTAAGAAGGTCCTAGAAAACATTATGGACCCAAACACTCCATCAAAAGCAAAAAGAAAAGTGACTATAACATTAGTATTTGAGCCAAAAGAAGATATTAGAGATATGTCGGAAGTTACCTTTTCGGTTAAGAGCCAACTGGCCCCTGCTAAGGCAATAAGTACTTCAATTGCATTTGAAAAAGATGGCAACAACATCGTGGTTGAAGAGTTTGTAAAAGGCTCTTTAAGAGGTCAAACAAAAATTGATCATGAAACAGGCGAAATAATAGAACCAAAAGTGGCATCACGCAAGATAGGTATTAACAACTAAAAAAAGGAGACTAAAAACAATGATTAAATCAGCATTAGAGTATTTAATAGGTCTTGGCAAGAATGAAATTATAGAAGTAGAGGGGTTTAAATATAGTACTAAAAACATTAACAAAATTTTAGAACCGCGATGTAAAGAGCTTAATATATCAACATTAACAGGATTAGTAGATTACATAAAAACAAATATTGATAATGTATCAACTAAATTTTTAATTGTTGTTAATGATTATAAATCGGTGTCGGTACTAAATCCTTTAAATAAGGACATGGCAAGAAACACATATATAGATACTGAGGCAATAATTCCTGAAATAAAAACATCTAGATTTCTTGATATAGAAGAATTTAATATCATGCTGCAATCTTGCTTTTTGGATAGCGATGATAAAGCATCTGTATTAAAACTCATAGGCAACATTAAAGAGGAAAATGTAAAAACTACAGGAGATGATGGTATCGCTCAAAGCGTTACAGCTAAAGCTGGCATTGCGAGGGTTGAAGATGTCGTTGTTCCGAATCCTGTTAAATTAGTACCGTTCAAGACTTTCGTTGAAATAGATCAACCTGAAATTAAATATGTTTTCAGAATGAAAAGCGGACCTTCTGCAGCGCTTTTTGAAGCTGATGGTGGGGCGTGGAAGCTGGAAACTATGCTTAGAATTAAAAAGTATTTACAAGAGGAATTGAAAGATTTTACGAACGTTGAAATAATAGCTTAATTCGGTAGTTGCACCTGATGCAACCCTTAAATCCTCATATAGGGGAGAAGATGGTTTTCTCCTCACTTTTTTAAGAAAAGGAGATTGTTTTTAAAATGAATACATATTCAGAAGAAGATTTTAAAATAGTAAAACTAATTCAAGAACAGCTTAAAAAATACAATATCCACGTTCCTGTTGAGGAAACTTTTAATTATATCGGAATTCAAGAGGTGGAAAAAGTTAAATTATTTATTAGAGAGACAAAAGGGAATATTTATAATTCTTGTTATGTAAAAAGCCCAAGTAATAAAAACGGACCTCCTTATGATTATTATGATTTATTATTTATTGTACATAATGGTCGTCCTATTTGCGTACCGGTTCCGATAATTCGTAAACTTTTTAATTTGGATCATATAGACTCGGAATGTTTTAGAAATAGTATTTCAAAAAGCATGTATGAGCATATATTTGATTTTTACTACAAATATAAAAAACCACAAGATGAAGAATTGCCATTTTAACAAAAAGGAGTTGACTGCAAAATGAGAAATATGTCTGAAATAATTGAAGATTGCAAGCTTAATAAGGCTGTTGATAATGAAGAATTAATATATACAGTTCTTACTCTTGTATATTTAACAAATATGTCAATATCAACCCTTAGAGATTTTTATGAAGATGGAATAAATATATTTAAAAAAATGAGAATTGATAATGCAAGTAATGCTTACAGTGCTGCTTTGGGTAAATCTCCAAAAGACTTTGTTGGATGGAATAATGACCCCAAAAATCCTGAATATCAAAAGTTTCATGAACTTGGAAATAAATTGTTTGAAAAAGCTTCAAATGGTGAATTGCCAAATCAAAAACAAAGGAGTTGACTACAAAATGTTACCAACCGAAGAGCCACAAGAAGAACTTAAAGAAGAATTTAAGCTAGATAATGATATGAAAGCTGAATGGGCAATATGCCAAATTAAAGCTAAAAAAGATGAAATGGAACGCATGATTAAAGTATGTGAAGGTATGATTGAAGAATATAGAACAGTTATGAAAAAAGAGGTTGAAAAATTTGAAAACGGAACATCTTACTTAAAAGGTAAGTTAATGCAGTATTTTGAGGGTTGCAACAAACAGAAAACAAAAACAGCAGAAACTTATAGACTGCCAAGCGGAACACTAAAGAAAAAGTTTGGCACTATCACGTTTGATAGAGATGAAGATACTCTAATTAAATGGCTTGTAGATAATCATAAAGATAGTGAATTTTTAGAAACACAATACAAGTTGAAATGGAATGAATTGAAGAAATCTTGCAATTTTAGCGGAGATAAATTAATAACCGCAGATGGTGAAGTGGTTGAGGGAGTTATATTAGTGCAGCAGGCAGATAAGTTTGAAATTGATTTTAAGTGATTGTTTACTAAATAATAACTAGAGGTGCACATATGGGCAGGCGAATAAAAAATGGATTAGATTATTTTAATTTAGATGTGCACATGGACGATAAAATTGAATTAGTAGAAGCTAAACACGGCATAGAAGGTTTTGCGGTAGTTCTTAAACTATACCAAAAAATATACTCCGAGGGGTATTTTTATCAATGGACAGATAAAGAAAATCTTTTGTTTAGTAAGAGAAATAACATAGATTACAATGTCGTTTTTGATATAGTTGAAACTTGTATCGAAGAAGGAATTTTCGATAAGTTTTTATTTGAAAAATATAACATAATAACATCTTTAGGAATACAAAAAAGATATTTTGATGCTATTAAAAAACGCAAAGAAATAATAGTGATTAAAGAGTACGTGATAGATACAAAAATAGTCAAAACTATACCAACAAATGTAAAAGTAGTCATTAATTCAATAAATGACGGAATTAATTCGATAAATGACGTTAATAGTACACAGAGTAGAGTAGAGAAGAGTAGAGTAGAGAATATAACTACATCTACTAGTAAGTCTATAATAAAGCCTGAAATTATCGAAACTTACGAAAAGCATTTTGAAGAAGAAATTTCTGATGTTGTTGTTGATGATATTTTTGCTTTTATGGATCAGGGATTAGAACAGGAATTAATCTTAGAGACGATCAAAGACGGAATACGACACAAAGCCAAGACTTGGAGTTATATTAATACGATTTTAAAGGCTTGCGTGAAGAATAAAGTTTTTACGTTAGAAAATTACATAAACGAAAAAGAGTTGCGTAATCATAATTGCAAAAGCAGGGATAAACCGCCTAACGCACTGGATAATCGAAACAATTTTGACCAGCGAAATCATGAAAGTAAAGATTTTAATGTTTTTTTTGAGAATTTTGTCAAATAAAAAAGGGGGACTAATCTTGGAACCTAGATATGAATGTAATTGTTGCGTTTGCCAACATCGGTTTTATGCATCAAAATCGATATTTCAAACTTGGGGAGATCATGAACATGGTATGGGAACATGCCCTAGTTGTAAGACGGTTTTAAATTTAACGTTTGATCCTGATACTAACGAATTTATAACAAAAATATGGATAGATTTTGTAAACGAGAGGAATGTGGCAAATGGCTAATAAACTACCAGTGCCGACTGAAAGTGAAGAACAAATAGCGTTGTTTGAATGGGCTCAACTTATGCAAAATAAGCATCCAGAATTGGAGTTGCTGCACCATATCCCTAATGGTGGTAAAAGACCTATAGGAGTTGCGCGAAAACTTAAAACTGAAGGAACAAAATCTGGGTTACCTGATATTTGTTTTCCGGTACCATGCGGAAATTACCATGGATTATACATAGAGCTAAAAAGAACGAAAGGAAGTTCTATATCTGATCCTCAAAAATGGTGGATAGAACAATTGAATATCCAAGGTTATTTAGCAATTTTTTGTTATGGATGGGAAGATGCACGAAAGGTCATTTTGAATTATTTAAAATTCGAAATAAGAGAAAGCGTAGGTAGGATTAATGGAGATTGAAGAACGAGATAGTAAATGTCCTATGTTTAAAAATAAAAAATATAAACTAACAGAAAAACAAATAAAATACTTTTGCGGTTCAGGGTGTTCAGTAAGTTGTGAAGAGCTTTTTGAAGAATACATAAAGAGGTCGAAAATTAGAGAGGAAGTTGAGTAAAATGGAGAATAAAAAAGCATTAGCACTGTTGGATATAAAAGCATCACTAGATGAGCAGATTGAACATATAAACAGAGAATATATAGAGGTTTTGACTGAGTTAATTAGGTTAGAAGATGCGACGGAAATTGAAAGAGAAATGCATTTAAAGAAATTACAAGGCGAATTAATTGATGTCATGCAAACGGCGTTTACCGCACTATTTATAACGTGTGATAACGACAAAGATAAGTTTAATGAAACTCTTGATAAGTTATTTAAACAACACGTTAATAAGCTGGAAAATGAACGTGACTATCCTGTGGTTGGATGGTATGGATTGAGTGGTGATTAGATGACAAGAGGAGAACTTACATACGCAATAAGACAGGCACACAACAATTTTGATAAATGGAACAACATAACAGGATTTTTTGACAAAGGTTCAGGTTATTACTATGAAATTTTATCCGTGATTGAAGATTCTGTTAAGATTGGGGCAAAAATAGCAAGTGAGGGAATTGACACAAGTTTGCAAAATATAACTGATTGGGATAAAGATGAAGAGGAGGAGGATTAAGAATGCAAAACACACTTGGAGACTTAAATAACCATTTATTTGCACAACTAGAAAGGTTAGGAGATGAAGAATTAAAAGGAGAAAATCTACAAGAGGAAATCGGCAGGGCTAAGGCTGTAACTTCACTTGCCTCTCAAATAATATCTAACGCTTCACTGGTTCTAGATGCAAGAAAAATTGCAAATGAATTTAATTTGAATACTGATAGTGAATTGCCAAAAATCCTGGAGGGCTAGAAATGCATAAATATACAGAGGAACAGGTAGGTTTTTTATTAGAAAATATAAAAGGTCGTAGTTATCAAGAACTTGTTAATTTGTTTAATGATTATTTTGGGGTTAAATTAAAATTATCTCAAATAAAAAATTTTATAGGGAATAGAAAGTTAAATAGTGGGCTTGATGGGAGATTTAAAAAAGGTAATGTGCCTGCAAATAAAGGTAAAAGAGGTGGTGGTTGGGAACCTACACAATTCAAAAAAGGTAATGTGCCTCATAATTATAAACCTGTGGGAAGTGAAAAGATTTGTGACGGATATGTTTGGGTCAAAATAGCGGATCCAAAAAAAGTGGAAAGCAAAACATATTATAATTTGGGAGAGTGAAAACGGTAAAGTCCCAAAAAATCATGTAGTTATTTTTACAGATACAAACAATCGCAATTTTGATATTAATAACCTGATTCTTGCGTCTAGACAACAGTTATTGATTTTGAATAAAAAAAGTTTGATAAAAAAAGATTCGGATTTAACAAGAACTGGAGTTATTATAGCAAATATATATCAAAAGATTGGTGAGAAAAAACATCAATAAAAACAAAGCGAAGAGGTGAATAATGCTTAATAAATATGTTTATGCAGTAGCGATGATATCTGTTTTTATAAGAATAATACTAGAGGTAATAGATGGGCACTTAACAAGAAAATCAATAATTCAAAAAAAAGAATATACAGTATTAGTGTTAGAAGGTTGGTCTTTAGATATTTATAGAAACATAATGATATGCAATAATCCAAGAAAACCAGTAAATATTAAAGACATAGATAAATACCAAAAAATAAAAAGAATTATTGAAAAATATAAATCATAAGGAGAAAAATTAGATGGCTAATAGTGAGAAAATCGACAAAATCATAGAAAAAGCTGTAAACGCAGGTATCAAGGCTGCGAGTAATTTGAATCCTTTTAAACGTACAGAACAGCTATTATATAGTTATCCAACATTAAAACAGCAAATTATAAAGACTGAACAATATATCGAGGATCTTAACAAAGTAGACAGCATCGGGAAATCTAAAGATATTGCAACATTTGGTGGTGGAGGTAGTGGGGAATCTAAGGACATGATGGAGGTGCACCAGGAGAGAATACAAGAAAAGTTAAAGAGTCTTGAGCGAACCAGGACAGATGTAAAGTGGATTGAGGTGGCACTAGATGCCGTGTGTAATGAAAAGCATTTCGAGATTATTGAGATGAGGTATTTTGGGAATATGAGTATTGTGGATATAGCGGACATTTTGGGGATGAATCAAGATGGCGTCAATACGCACAAGAGACATTTGGTTAAAAGATTGTCGGTGTTCTTGTTTGGGTCTGATGCGGTGAATATGTAATATACGCAACATGTAAGGCATATATTACATGCGAAATTATTTTAAGGAGTGGGTTTAGATGAACAAAGTATTTGTAGTAATTAATCTTGATAAACATGGTGTGATAGCAAGCCCTATGCATGTAAAAGCACTTACGACATTAGAGTTAGCGCAACAATACATCGAAGAAACATGCGAAGAAGCAATACCGAAAAGAAAATATTATAAACATATACATGAGTATGTAGACATGAACAATACTAAGATTAAAATATTTGAATTAGATATAGAGGGGGATTAAGATGAATAAATATCGAGTTATAGCAAAAGGTAAAATCAAATTGATGATTAACGCAAGTAGTCCCGAAGAAGCGAAAATAATTGCAAAAATTCAAATAGAAAATCTTATGAATACATTTAAAACCTTTAGTGTCGAGTATAAGAAGAGAGATATAGAGGTATTTGATGTAAAAGAAAAAGATTGCGAAAATTATTTTTAAGCATTTTGGGGGTTAAAAATAGCCGTGTTTACATATTGTATTTAATTTGCATAAATTAAGACAAAAATAAAATAAATCTTTATACTTGAAATCACGTGTCAAGTCTTTTATACTATACATAATGCGATAAATGAATTTACGCGATTTAGACATTAATTTTAAAACAATTTAAAGTACATACAGCAACAAAAAAGACCTCATCTTAACTGGTGGGGTCTTTTTATTTTGGCGGTGTAGCTCAGTTGGCTAGAGCCATGTGCACGTGCACAACCATAGTCATTGGTTCAAATCCAATCACCGCCACTAGAATGAATGGACCTTCGTTTATATTACAGACTAAGGTCTTTTTATATATGCAAAATGGTTGCAAACCTATGGAAATGCGCGGGTTGATGTCCAAAAGGTACTTCCAGACTTTCAGAGCGATTACGGTGACGACGACG